GCTCGCTACCAAACACTGGAACAAGAAGCTGAAGATTTGGTAAAAAATCTGGAAAAATACTTGGTATTTGCCTGTTTGCTTGGCGGTTGACTACAAACGGATCCAGTGTTATAATTAACAATCATGATATCAAGGACTCCTAATGGTAAAAACTAAAAAACCCACCGCAGAAATCAAACTACTAAATCCCAAAAGTGCCGATGTAAAATATACCGGAGCTGAACCTGCCTGGAAGTTGGTGTTGACTGACGGAGATAGGACCAGTGCCATGCTCAAGGCCTTTACCTGGTACAACTATCACTATGGCAAAAAGGATGCCAAGGACATGATTGCCCATTGGCTCGAACACAACGATAGACCCAAGGACGCCAAACTCATAAGAGGCATTCCTGACAGTCAGATCCGTAGCACCACAGCCTGGGTATGCAGAATGAACTTGATTGGCCTGGCCTTGAGCGAACACGAACTAAGCGTGATCGACGGCCAGATTAGTGACATGATGCGTATCAAACAAGAAGTGGTCAAAGTCGTGACCGAAGAAGAAACCACACAAGCCCGATTAACTATTCAAGATCATTTGCGTGAGCGTATGAGCGAATGTGCTGGTGAACTGGAAGGCATGTTTGATGATTTCCTACAGCAAGGTGCAAAACTAACAGCCGAGTTCAAGCCCATGTCACATATCCGTGGTAGGAATGTGGCACCACAGATGATTGGCACTATCAGTGCCATCTGGAAAGATCGACTTGCTGAGTTCGAAGAAACAGTAGAAGGGCGTGATGCGGATTTAGTGGAAGCATACAGTCATCTTTCCAAGATACAGTTGCGTAATTGCGTAAAATTCTGCGAACTTGTGATCAATGATTGCGCCAGTTATGTGCAGATCAAGAAAGTGGAACGTAAACCACGTGCCAAGCGAGTGATAAGTCCTGAAAAGTTATCCAGCAAATTCAAGTATCTCAAAGACTTTGCAGAGCTCAAACTGATATCAGAAGCACCGGCCAGTTTAGTCAATGCCAGCGAAGCTTGGTTATACGATACCAAAAAACGCAAGTTGATCCATGTGGTAGCTGATACTCATGTGGGATCATTCACGATTAAAGGAACCAGCATCGTGGCCTTTGATGCAGTAAACAGCTCGCAGAAGACCCTAAGAAAACCAGCTGAACAGATCAAGTCTATCACATCAGTTGGAAAGCCCGCGGCACGAAAAGCGTACAAAGATATAAAAAGCACAGAAATTCGATTCAACGGACGTGGCAACGAAAACTTGATCATACTCAAGGCCTGGTAACACTCTTGATAAATACTTGCATAGGAGCGATTGTATGGCTATCCAAGAATATTCAAGTCTAGTAACACTAAAACAAAATCTATTCCAGTATGTGCGTTATCAGATGGGTGACCAGATCATAGACATTGAGCTAGATGCCGAACACTTCGAAGCTGCCTATACTAACACAGTTGGTACCTATCGTCAACGGGCACAAAACGCCTACGAAGAAAGCTACACGTTCATGGAACTGGTGGCCAACGTCAACATCTATGACTTGCCGCAGGAAGTTTATAGTGTACGCCAGATATTCCGCAGGACTTTTGGTGACAGCACAGGACCATTTGCAAGCAACTTTGATCCATTCAGTCAAGCAAGTATGAATGTATACTTGATGAATTTTAACGTGGCAGGTGGACTTGCTACCTATGACTTTTATAGTCAATATGTGGAATTGGCCGGACGTATGTTTGGTGCCTACATGAACTACACATTCAATCCTGTTACCAAAAAACTACAACTGATTCGCGACCCCAAAGGCACTGGTGAAGCGGTGTTGCTTTGGACCTACAACTTCAAACCCGAATTCAACATGCTGAGTGATCCGTTGATCAGTCAGTGGATGCGCAACTACATGGTAGGCAACAGCAAACTGATCGTTGGCGAAGCCCGTGAAAAGTTTGGCACTATCGCTGGACCACAAGGTGGCGGCAGTCTAAACGGTACGGCCATGAAGGCTGAAGGCCAGGCCATGATGGATCGGTGCTTGGAAGATCTCAAGAACTATGTGGATGGAAGCCAACCTCTTAGCTGGGTTATAGGCTAACCTTTTTACAACATTGATATTAAAATTTCTGTTATACTAGCAGTATGGCAGATTTAATGATAGACCTAGAAGGATTGGGCACAGGACCGGACACCACGATATTGACTATTGCGGCCCAGAGTTTTGACCCGTTTGGTTCTGGATACTGTGAACCAAAATATTACGCCAGAATTACTTTGGAAAGCCAGCCTGACCGCAGTATACAACAAAGTACCATAGACTGGTGGGCAACTCAACCAGCCGCGGCCAAAGATGAAGCCTTTGCCGAACAAGGCCGTGTACCTTTGGATCAAGCACTAGATGAACTGGGTCGATTGATCTGGCACAGCAAACGAGTATGGGCACAAGGTCCAACATACGACATGAACATCCTGGAACATGCCTACAAGAGCTATGGCAAACCCATACCCTGGCAGTTTTATGCTGTGCGTGACAGCCGTACTGTGTTCAGCTTGTGGCCTGGACTGCCCAAACCGGCTACCAGTCACCACGCACTAGAAGACTGCCGCAGGCAAATAGCATTATTACAAACAACTTTACAACACTTCAACATAAGGGAAATGGCATGATTCTTGGCATCTGTGGCTTGATCGGCGCTGGCAAAGACACTATAGCAGATTATCTGGTAAACATACACGAATTTAAACGTGAAAGTTTTGCCAACACCCTGAAAGATGCTGTAGCCCATGTTTTTGGATGGGATCGTGAACTGTTAGAAGGTCGTACCAAACAAAGTCGGGCCTGGAGAGAACAACGGGATGAGTGGTGGAGCAACCGTTTGGGCATGTCCATAACCCCCAGGTGGGTCTTGCAGTTTTGGGGAACTGAAGTGGCCCGACGCGGCTTCCACGATGATATCTGGATTGCTAGCCTAGAAAACAAATTGCGCAAAATAACCGATGATGTGGTCATAAGCGACTGTAGATTCCCTAACGAAATCGCCAGTATCAAATCAGCTGGCGGGCGTGTGGTCCGTGTAGTCCGTGGACCTGATCCTGAATGGTATCCATACGCTTTGGCTGTAAACGAAGGGCAGAAAAATATCACCTGGAGCCGTAGTAGAATCGCACTGGACCGGTACCATATCCATGCCAGCGAAACTGCCTGGATTGGCACTGAATTTGATGCTGTGATTCTAAACAATTCTAGCCTTGATGATCTATATAAACAGATCACACATCTGGTTCAAGATCTCCCGGACGCCAAGGCATAGTAGATTTGGCCACTTCAACTACACAGTTTTGACATACAGTTTTTAAATTGCGTACAGTAACATTGTTCATGTCACCATCTACATGATATACCAATAGCTGTGCCGCATACTTGGCTCTAAATCCACATCTATCACAAGTGGGTTTTTTCTTGTAACCTGAGCTCTGCCATCTTGGAAGTTGGACTTTTTGTTTGAGCCCTTTTTTGATACATCCTGTACAGCGAGTACGATAATAGATTTTTCCATAACGATGATAGGCCACCGCACGGGGTCGTTGTCGACAGATCTCGCAGATGGGTCTCATCATATACTTATGATCATGGACCTATATATAGGCCGCTAACCACCAATCTTTTAGGCCTGTGCCATAAATATCTATACTAGAAAAAAGGATTTTGATATGGCCTTATTATCCCCCGGTGTACAAGTTAGCATAATTGATCAAAGCAATTATGTCCAAGGCGCTACCAATTCGGTACCGTTTATTTTGTTGGCAACAGCCCAGAACAAGATTTCTGGCGCCGGAGTCGGAGTTGCATCCGGCACATTGGCTGCTAATGCAAACAAAACTTATTTGATGACAAGTCAACGTGACTTGTTGAACACGTTTGGTGTTCCGTTCTTTTACAATACCACAGCAGGTACTCCGATCAACGGATATGAGCTGAATGAATACGGCTTGTTAGCCGCTTACAGCGCATTGGGTATCACCAATCAATGCTATGTGCAACGAGTAGATGTTGACTTAGCGGCCCTGACTGCCAGTTTAACTAGACCGTTGGGTGCTCCCGACAACAATACCTACTGGTTAGATACTGCTAACAGTGCCTGGGGAATTTTTGAATGGAACTTGACCACTGGTGCATTTAGTAATCAAATCCCATCAGTGATTACTAGCACAGCCAATTTGGTAACTAATCAGACAACACCTATACCAAGTTATGGCAGCATAGGTGATTACACTGTGGTAGCTGGAGAAGTACAAACTGCCAACGTGGCAGGAGCATTACAAAATCCTGAATACTACAAGCGTGGTGGCCCAACCAGCACACAAACCAGTTCAACTGCTTTGAGTGATTTATACAACACCTGGGTACCAGTTGGCAGCGATGACTGGAAAACAGCATGGCCTACAATTAGTGGCACACAAGCACCCACATCATTGACTGCCAACAGCACGATCATTATCAATAATGATGCCACTGTCACTGTTCCAGTGTCGGCTAATAACACTCCAACTGGGTTATCGGCCGCTATCAACACAGCTGCCATCGACGGTGTTTATTCTGCTGTTATTGGTGGTGCCTTGTTTATCTATGCTGACAGCCAATCAACCGGATTCCAAGGAGCCGTAAGTGGCGGAGCTGGCAATGCAACAACTGGTATCGCTACTATACAGTTTACTAACTCTGGAAATGCAGTACCTACACCATATCCGGTTGGCAGCACAATCACCATCACTGGTACTAGCAGTGCTTTATACGATGGATCATTTGATGTTATAGCCTCTAGTAATAACACTGTGAGTTTTGCTACTACAGCAGTTGGTGCCGCAAGTGGAGGAACAATCACTTGGCCTGGTTCAGTCAGTATAGTAAATGATGTAGGAACTACCTTATCCGACTTGGGAATCACAGCCGGAGTATATGCCACACCTGAATATCAAGCCAGCCCAAGCTATCAGAATCCACGCTGGAACAGCACAGCGGTCATACCATATCCAACTGGGTCAGTATGG